CAAAAATACCGGAACCAAACAGCAGAGCAGGAAAATCTTTTACCTGTTGCTACCTCTGTCAAGAGGTTTCCAATCTCCCACTTCGATACCAACGCATCTTTTGCGAAAGTATCCGGGAAGGATCTCATTAAACTTGAGGAGATCAGATCGAATAACTTTTTCGATCTTTTGATCACCCCATGTTGGTCCTGGAAGTAACGTTTTTGAATCAACGGCTGGAAGGCCGTTGGGCCAAGATTTGGTGCAATAAGAAAACCAACCTAGTCCAAGCAGGATATCAGGAGATAAATTTCGTCTTTTATCTGCTAATGCCCTTACAGGATAACTTAACCCGTTATCCCGTGCAATCTGGAGAAAAGGACTCGCAAGAGTCTTTCCAGAAGAGCCTGGATCTTTCAAAGCAAAAGCATGGGTACTATTTCTCACGGTGTTTAATCGTGAAAAGTACTTGATCCTTTGCTTCAATTTGAATTGGAAGAACAACCAGAAGTCTGCCCTTGATTGACAATCAAGGGCCGAATTCTGAGAAGACGGTGACAACGCTGCAGTAACAACAGTGTTTCGCCAGCGCCTTGGCTGTAAAGCCAAGAGGCCAGACAAGTGCAAAGGTATTCTTCTTTCTTTGCACACAGATATTATAGCAAGTACATTCGATATAAGAGTATTATTGTTGAATCTCAGTAGAGCTAGTGGGAAAGGGGATAAATCCTCTCCCTCACGAAATAAACGCTTTGCGAATTCCGCGACTCCAATTGAGATGTATGTCTTATCCTTAGAAAAATCCATACCAAGGGCATGTATAATCTTTAGATATGACTCTGCCACATCAAAACCGTGTAGAGTTAGGTCATCACCCAACACACAGTATCTTAGTTTTTCTAGACAAGAATGCCCAGAGACAGCAAAGGACCAACGAACAAGAAAGTGGTGAGAGACAGCCATTACTGGCCAACTCGACAACAATCCCATTGGTTGTCCTACTCTATACCTTACGTATTTCGGAGATCCTTCACTCGAAAGTAAAAAATCTCTTCTCGTTGTGACCGACCACCACATCAAAGCCTGTAAAGGCGTCAATATGCGCAAAAAACATAGTACAAACATTTGGAATAATGCTGGCATTCTGTCAGT